CCCTACTGATACGGGGACACCAAAATACTACGCGCTATTCGGCCCCACTGTTTCCGGGGCCACCATCACCAACGAGTTGAGTTTTATCCTCGGCCCTACGCCAGACACCGCGTACTCAGTAGAGCTTCACTATTACTACTACCCAGAGTCAATCACCACTGCCTTGACTACTTGGCTGGGTGATAACTTCGACACAGTGTTGTTGTATGGCTCGTTGGTGGAAGCCTACACGTTCATGAAGGGTGAAGCCGATTTGATTACGGTGTATGACACCAAGTACAAGGAAGCCCTTGCACTGGCTAAACGTCTGGGTGATGGTATGGAGCGCCAAGATGCGTACCGTAGCGGTCAATATAGACAGGCGGTTACATGAGCATAGTCCAAACCCAGACCACCAGCTTCAAAAAGGAGTTGTATCAGGCTATCCACGACTTGTCCACAGACACGATCAAGATTGCGCTGTATACGGGTAATGCGGATTTGAATGAGGCTACTACGGTTTACAGTGCCACCAATGAAGTCTCAGGTACAGGCTACACGGCTGGCGGGGTTACTATGACGGGGGTAGCTATTAGTTCGTCGGGCTATGTAGCCTATGCGAACTGGAACAATGCGTCTTGGACGGCGGCTTTGACCGCCCGGTGTGCTTTAATTTACAACGCCTCCAAGGGTAACAAGTCTGTTGCGGTTTTGGACTTTGGGTCTGACAAAACATCGACCACCACGTTTACAATCACCATGCCAGCTAATACCTCAACCACTGCACTTATTAGGAGTTCAAATTGATTGTTACCACCACCAAAGGCGACATGGACGATTCCCAGCTTGAGAAGCGGGAAGGCACAGTCGATAATGAAAATGAACTGACATCATGGGTCGAGTATTGGCTTGACGGCGAGTTGGTTCACCGATCAGCGCATGTGACGTTGAAAAAAATGCCGGGATTTGCCGGTGCTGAAGTTGCTACTTTTTAAGGAAATATCATGGCAAATACTCAATCAATGTGTACATCGTTCCTTGGTGAACTGATGTTGGGCCAACACCAGTTTGGCACTTCTACTATTGTTTCTCGTGGCAGCTTAACTGCGCCTACTACGGATACAGTAAAAGCGGCGCTATATCTTGCCTCGGCCACGATCAATGCTGCGACTACGGTGTACACAGTTACCGGCGAAGTTTCTGGTACAAATTACACGGCTGGCGGCGTGACGGTAACCAACGCAACTGCCCCGACATCTACAAACGCATCTGCAACTGCGGGTGTTGGGTATTGGACTCCTTCCGCAAGCATTGTGTACACAACCGTGACACTAGCCACTGCGTTTGATACGGTGTTGATTTATAACTCTACCCAGAGTAATAAGGCGGTCAGTGTTCACACGTTTGGTTCCCAAACCATCACGGCGGGTACGTTTACACTGACCATGCCGTCCAACACCACGACTACTGCGTTAATTCGTTTGGCAACAACTTAATAGTTGGGGGCGGCTATACGCCGTATAAACCATGTTTGGTATAACCCCATTTGCTGGAGCGCCTTTTGGCGCTGCTGGTGAAACTACTGTAGCCCCGGCCCCTGCAACATGGGGCTATTCCACTTGGGGGTTTAGTCTATGGGGAGGGCCGACCGATGTAACGGCGGCTTTAACAGGGGCAACTGCTTCCGGCAACACAGGTTCAGTCACGGCCAGCAGAACGGTAGCCCTTAGTGGGGTATCGGCCTCCGGTGCGGTAGGTACAGTAGCTGTAGCGGCTCGTAGCTTTGCGCTTACGGGGGTCAGTGCAGCAGGCTTAGCGGGCACGGCAGCGGTCAGTGCGCGTTCATTTGCTATAACAGGCCGCGTTGCCTCCGGCGCAGTAGGTACAGTATCGGGCGGTGCGCGTTCATTTGCTATAACAGGCCGCGTTGCCTCCGGCGCAGTAGGTACAGTAACTCTAGCGGCTCGTAGCCTTGCGCTTACGGGGGTCTCCGCCGCAGGGCATGTTGGGACGCCTGATGTAACGGTAGCCCTTAGTGGGGTATCGGCCTCCGGTGCAGTAGGTACAGTAACTCTAGCGGAGCGTAGCCGTGCGCTCACAAGCACTACTGCAAGTGGGTTACTTGGGGCAATTACTTTAAGCCGCACTAACTCCGTAACAGGCGTTTCTGCGGAGGGTACGGCGGGTACTGTTTTCGATAAAGATAGCAGTACTGTTATCACCGGCATTTCCGCTTTTGGCACTGTCGAAAATGTAACTAAGAGCGTACAAGTGGCACTGCCAAGCGCTACTGCAAGCGGCGTAGTTGGCTTATTAGTGTCTAGTCGTGTCGTAGCTATAACCGGCGTTTCTGCGGCGGGTTCTGTCGGGACTTCGGTTCCTGTGTATTGGCAGCTAATTGATGACAGCCAAAACGCAAACTGGTCTACAATCCAAAATACCCAAACAGCAAACTGGGTACTGGTTGACAACGCAACGTAGGGGTTTAAATGGCACTTGTCTTAGCTGATCGGGTTCAAGAAACTACCATTACGACTGGTACGGGCACTGTTACGCTTGCCGGTGCAGCAACCGGGTATCAAACCTTTGCTGCCGTTGGTAACGGCAACTCTACCTACTACACCATTGAAGGTGGGGCAGAGTGGGAGGTTGGAATTGGTACGTACACGTCGTCGGGCACTACGCTTTCCCGAACCACCGTAATTTCTTCTAGTAATGCGGGGTCGTTAGTCAATTTTGCAGCAGGCACAAAAAACGTGTTTGTAACCTACCCCGCAGCAAGAGCAGTGCCTTTTAACCGAGCGATTGTTATGTCGCTTGTTTTTGGATATTAATTATGGCAAACCCAAATCTTATTAATGCAAGCTCAATCACAGGTAACACAACCTATTACACACCTAGTGTAACAACTGCTGTTGTATTACTACCTAACGCTGCTGCATCTGGTGTGGTTAACAAAATTGATAACGTGGTGGCGGCAAACGTGACGGCTGTTACCGCGACTGCCACGGTTTCTATTTACACCAATGGCGCTGTTGCACAAGGTTCTGCACCATCTGGCGGCACAGCGTACCCAATTATTTTTCAAATACCTGTTCCCGGAAACTCTGCTGTTGTAGTGGTAGACAAAAGCACGGCGTTCTATTTACAAGAAGGCACATCTATATCTGTAACTTCGGGTACAGCAAATTCGATTACCTTTACAACATCGTATGAGGCGATAAGCTAATGTCTACCCGTTACAAAGGTTCAATCCTATCCTCTACTGCGGCTGCTTCGTCTAGCACGGCGGCGTATGGGCTTTGGAAACAATCTGAAGTAGCGCAACTTATTAATAATTTTTGGCCCGTTAACGACCCATATTGGACAAGTGTGTCTATGCTACTGCACGGTGATGGAACTGCTGGAGCGCAAAACAATACGTTTATTGATAGCAGTTCGAATGCTTTTACTATAACTAGAAATGGTACGGCTACACAAGGTACGTATAGTCCTTTTACTGCAATTGCTCCATATTCAGTAAGTGTTAGTGGTGGGTCTGCCATCTTTAATGGCACTTCAGACTACCTATCTATTCCGGCTAATACCGCATTTAGTTATACCACTGGCGATTTTACATGGGAATGCTGGATTTACCCGCGTGCTTATGGCGCATCGGGGTCAGCTTTTTTTGCTTTTTATAGCAATGTGAGTGGAAGTTTTATTGTTGGTCAATGTGTATTGTTTATAAGTTCTGCGGGTTTAGTGCAATTTTTTTATGCAACTACTGCTATTGCAACTGCAAACATATCTTCTGCATCATCGGTATCTTTAAATGCATGGAGCCATATCGCGGTTGTTAGGTCTGGTTCTGCCACTGGCAATTTAAAGTTATATATTAACGGAGCGGTAGCGGCGACGAGCGCTGGCGCGGTGACACAGAACTTAGGGTCAACAGGTGCAGGTTCTATTGGAAGGCAGACATCAGGAACGGCGTTTTACTACAACGGGTACGTATCAAATGCGCGTATTGTCAAAGGCACAGCGGTCTACACATCGGCTTTTACACCTCCTACTAATCCATTAACCGCTATATCAGGCACATCATTGTTACTTGGATTTACCAATGCCGGCATTATTGATAATGCTATGGCAAATAACTTGCTAACGTCAGGTAGTGCTCAAATTAACACTGGTTTATTTAAATATGGCACTGGTTCAATATCATTCAATGGAACAAATAGCTATTTGAGTGCTCCGAATACTTCAACTAGTGCTTTTGGTTCTAACAACTTTACAATTGAATTTTGGATACTTGCATATGAAATACCCGCCGCAGGATCATCAGTAACATTATTTGATACAAGACCACCATCAACAAATGGGGCGTATCCATTAATTTATTTAAATAACGATGCGACTATTCGTCTTTATGTTAGTTCTGCTGACAGAATAACAAGTTCTGTTGTATCAAGTAACACTTGGCATCATGTTGCAATTTGTCGCAGTAGTGGTTCAACAAAAATGTTTCTTAATGGAACACAAACAGGTGTTACATATACAGACGCTACTACATATCTTGCTTCAACTACTTTTATTGCAGCCAGTTATAGTGGTGGCGCATTAATAACGAACTTTTTTAACGGCTACATTGACGATCTGCGTATCACTAAAGGCGTGGCTAGGTACACAGCAAACTTTACCGCGCCACAGCAAGCATTTCCTAATCAGTAAAAATTATGCTTTATTCAAAACTTGGCTCAATTCCAAAAACCGAAACAGATGGCACTGAAGGCTGGATTGAAGTCGGCTATCCCCCAAATCCTGTTGCAGAAGGATATGAGGTTGTATGGTGGTATCCACCGGGATGGGTAGTACGTCCAGTACAGCCAGAAGGTAATTGGTCATGGAGCCAAACCGAGCAACAATGGGTAGAATATTCCACACCGCCTGAGCAGGGCGACACGACCACTTAGAGGTAAAACATGACTGTTAATTACACAACCAACCTAGCCCTTGGCCTACCAGTCACTGGGACGGAATCAGGCACTTGGGGTGATGACGTAAACAACGCCATCACAGCTTACCTGGACATCGCCATTGCCGGGGGCCTGTCAGTAGCTATTACAACGGCAGATGTCACGCTCACGCTCACACAAGGCACAAGCGCTGCAACGGGGATCACTTCAACGACAGCGCAGTACGCCATCATAAACGTCAGCGGGGCCAAAACAGCCGCCCGCAATTTGATCGTACCCAGCAGCAGCCGTTACTACATCATCAACAACACCGCCGCTACTGGTGGATTTTTGCTCACCGTCAAAGGCGCAGCCACTACCGGCATCACGCTGGTTGATGGAGAGAAAGCAATTGTTGCTTGGAACGGCACTGACTACGTAAAAATTGCGTCAAGCACAATATCCAACTTGACCGGCGTACTTCCAGTTGCTAATGGTGGCACAGGACTTACTTCCGGCACATCAGGTGGCGTGCCCTACTATTCGGCAACCGGAACAATTGCAAGTTCGGCGGCATTGACCGCTAGCGCTTTGGTGCTAGGGGGTGGCGCGGGCGTAGCTCCTGCTACTACAACTACTGGTACGGGTGTGGTCACTGCTCTCGGCGTAAACGTAGGCTCTGCGGGTGCAGTCGTAGTAAATGGTGGCGTATTGGGTACGCCTTCATCTGGCACAGCCACCAATTTGACGGGCCTACCACTTTCTACCGGCGTTACCGGTACGCTTCCTGTTGCCAACGGCGGTACAGGGTTAGCAACTACTCCAGCAAACGGCGCATTGGACATCGGTAACGGTACGGGTTTTACTCGCGCCACTCTGACTGCTGGTACTGGGGTCACAATTACAAATGCGTCAGGAGCTATCACAATTAATGCCACTGGTACAGGCGGCACAGTAACATCGGTCACAGGTACATCCCCCGTCAGTGTTGCAACGGGGACAACAACACCTGTTATTAGCTTGGCAGCTTCGTATGGCGATACACAAAACCCATATGCTTCTAAGACAGCAAATTTTGTTTTAGCAGCGCCTAACGGAGCAGCCGGAGTGCCCACATTTAGGGCGATTGTTGCGGCGGATGTTCCTACGCTCAACCAAAATACGACTGGAACTGCTGCGGGCCTATCGGCTACCCTTGCAGTCGCTTCTGGCGGTACGGGTGCGGCGACCTTGACAGCAAACAATGTGCTGCTAGGCAATGGGACTTCAGCACTTCAAGCAATAGCCCCCAGTACATCAGGCAATGTGCTTACCAGCAACGGAACAACATGGGCAAGCACTGCGCCTACAGCGCAGTATGAAATACTGCCTATAACTGCATCAGTTGCTTCTAGTGCTTTAACAGCTACTTTAAATCCTATAGCATTAGATTTTCGTAGTTCTACTTTAACAAGTGGTACGGTTAATCGTAGAACGGTTAGTTCTGCAATATCAGTGGTTGTACCTTCTACAGCTACATTAGGAACAGTAAATGCTACGCAATCTCGCATTATTGTTCTCGCCATAGATAACGCCGGTACGGTTGAATTGGCGGTGGTAAATATCGCTGGTGGTAATAACCTTGATGAAACAACCTTAATCAGCACCACGGCACTTAGTGTGACGGCAGACTCAAATAATGTTATTTACTCCACCACAGCGCGCACATCGGTGCCGTTCCGTGTTGTTGGCTACGTTGAATCCACTCAAGCCACTGCTGGTACTTGGGCTACTGCCCCATCAACTATCCAAGGCGCTGGCGGCAATGCCCTGACTGCTATGAGTTCGTTGGGATATGGACAGACTTGGCAGAATGTTACCGGCAGCAGGGCATTTGGCACTACTTATTACAACACCACTGGAAAACCAATACAAATCGCAGTTAGTGGCAACCAAACAGGTAGTGGAAATGTTACCGTTACTTGCGGCAGCGCGGTAAATATTATTACCGCATATAACGCATCCGCAGTAACAAACCCAACATTTAATTTTACCGTACCAGTTGGGGCTAGCTACGTGGTTTCTGCTGCCGCAGCGACTCTTGCAACTTGGTGGGAACTCCGCTAAAGGATAAATCATGCACTACAAAGCCCCAGACAACTCCTTGCACTTCCTTGATGATGATGCCTACGCGCATCTGCTCCCAGAAGGCTCTGTCCAGATCACGGACGAAGAAGCTGAAGCACTACGCCCTGTGTATACACCAACCTACGCCGAAAAGCGTGCTGCTGAATACCCGCCGTACACCGACTACCTTGACGGGGTGGTGAAAAGCGATCAGGCGCAAATTGCAAAGTACATTGCTGACTGCCAAGCAGTTAAAGCTAAGTATCCAAAATGAATTCCCCAGAGATAGACCCTGTACGCTACTTGATAGGCAAGAGTTAGGCCATGAATGCGCTTGTTTCTGGTTTTTGTGCTGCTGTTTTCAGCGGCTTCGGCAGGGGACAAGCTCATACTGTCTACGGAGCCCCCAAGAAGGCAAGAAAGGCCAAAGCAGACAAGCTGCGCGGTACAGGAGTTGTACGTTATTGGTTTAACAATGCACGACCCTTTGGAGCGGCACAAAGCTATGCTGGCGTGGCTAGATGGGGCAAAGTGCAGTGGGGATGATTACGTCTTAATTTGGAATGCCCTACCTGAGTGGGCAGGTACTTCAGATAGCCCCGCACTGCGGGCCAAGATTATGGAGAAGGCAAGATGAACGAATCATGGTTAGCCAAAAACATCCAGCCGGTGACGGTAATTTTTTTACTGTTTTCATACTTCTTTTTCGCGCTGCTGTCCGTCTTTGAAATGGAGACTCGGGGCGCGTATGTTGACCTGCTGGGCCAAGCAATGATTATTGTGATTACCGCCATCTTTGCCGGTAAGACGGCAGAACGAATCGTAGACATTCGCACGAACAAAGGAGCCCCAGATGGCACTTGATTCCGTATCCGCATTGTTTGAAGTCGGCAGCAAAGTCCTAGACCGCGTATTGCCTGACCCCGCCCAGCAGGCCGCAGCCAAGCTGGAGTTGATGAAGCTCCAGCAGAACGGAGAATTGGCCCAGATTACGGGGCAGATGGACATCAACAAGGTAGAGGCGGCAAGCTCCAGCCTATTCGTCAGTGGATGGCGTCCAAGCATCGGCTGGGTGTGTGGTGCAGGC